GAGTTTTTGATTTCTACGGTTTCATAATGATGGATGCCACCGTGTAGGTTCTCATAAGAGCCATACTTATCAAGTAACATCTTATCAAATGATGTATTATCCAATGGCCATTCGCTTCTTAGGTCTAAGATGTTATTCGCTAAAAGAATTACCCAATCAAGAGTTGGGTCATCGTAGTATTTTTCTGCAATCTGGTCTGGTCTTTCGTTGCCAACGACATTATACTTTGTGAAGTAGACTAGACTACCAAAGATATCTTCACGAAGTTTACTCTTTTTGAATAGGTTCTTGATTTGAACGTAATCTGAAATAGATGCATCACTTAAAGGATTAACATATTCAAAGTTTGGAACTGAGCGGAAGTAGAAAGACATTTTTAGTACCCAATTTCCTGATAAGGCATACCAATGTAATCATCGTAAAATACTGGTTCAAGTTCCTGAAATTGCATCTCTAATGAATAACCCGTCATTGTCGCCTCAGCATCATCATATGTCATATATTGATTATTTGGGGTGTAGTTAACGTTAAACATCTTAAGAGCACAGGTTTTAATTTTATTGATTGAAGTGTGTTCCTTTTTGATTTTTCCATTTATGTAAGTAATATCAAAAATCATTGGGGTTTTTAAAAATATGTCTGCTACACCTTTTCTTGGTGCCATAGTTTGTTTGAACACTCTTATGATTTGTTTAACTTGTTTTGCTTCTTTATCGTCTCTTGGAGTTAAATCAAATCTAAGACCAAATGAACGTAGTTCTGGGGTTTGAAAAAGTAGTTCAAGGTTAGGATTTAGAATTGCACCGAAGGCCCTGCTAAAGAAATTAGCACTAGAATTGGCGGCCAACCTAGAAAGGTATGATTGAAGGTAAGCACCAATTGCTTTATTAGATGGGTCAGTTTTCACTAAATTTCCTATTGCATCTATGACTGTACCAGAATCTGACTTTAAGTCCGTACTATTCATAGACATTAAAGATGCAAATGCAGTTGCCTGTTCAATCGCGTTCATTGGGTCTCCATTCCAATTTACAGTATTGCTATCGGTTATTCCACCTTGAATTGGTAAAATTATTGTAGATTTTATAAATTTATCTTTCTTTGTTTCACCTTTTTCATTTTTATACCGTTCGCTTCTCGCCAAATTATTTTTAGTAAAAATACGAGGTTTATATTCTAAAATTTGAAATTTGATATAATCTTGCTCATACTGTTTATATTTTTCAGGATAATAAAGATTTGCCGGTAATGGTAATAAATCTTTATTAGCATTATCAACACCTTCAGTTTGAAGAGCATCTAAATCTTTTTTATTTGCAGCCGTCCCCTCTGCTTTGGCATCGGGTGGTGCATCTTCTGGGGTTTCTACAATATCTGTTAGGCCATTTTTTATTATTTCATCTGGCGGAAGAGACTTAATGTGCTCAAGTCTTTGTTTTAAAGCCTCAGGTTGAACATTTGCTATTAAACTTTTTTTAGTAATATCGTCTGCATTTTTAACAACCAATTCAACTTTTTTTGCTCCAGATATGGTTAGTATTGGAGTTTTAGATTTATCCTTGTTGACTTCAAAAACTGTAGTATTTCCATCGCATTCATTAATAACTGTTGTATAAATTTTATCTTCTTTTATTGGCCCAAGAATTTTATCGGCAAGCCCACCCCTTACAAAATTCGGGTTGCGACTTTCAATTTTTTTTGTAAAAGGTGTAAGAGTTACAGTTTTACAGGCCATTATTTACCGCTATTAGTATAATATATTTATTCGGGAATATAAATCGGCATAAATGTAGGAATCTGTAAGAAATACTCCAATTCGTGTGGTTTAATTCTATAAAACCTACTTTGTATTCTTGAAAAATTATAAGTGCGGTTAACACTCTCAACATATTGTGGGGCACGTTCCCAATGGAAGTTAAATCCACGATAATACGTTGAACTTACTGTGTTTAACATAACAACTGGAAACACATCATAATACTTTCCTTTAGTCACTGCAACATACTTAAAAGTATAAATGCCGTGCATATCCATTGCCTCTTCGGCTCTACCTAACTTTCTCAAAAGTTCCAGAGCAAGATTAAAGTATTGAGGTGGAGTTAGACCAGATGGAAGTTTATCAACAAAGTTCTTGACTGCATAAAACTCATCACTTTCTTTCTTAAGGTTGTCAACTTCAAAAACTGAAATAGACGGATGTGAAATGCCTGCCGCCTCATCTTTTGCAACTAAGGTTTTAAGTTGGTCAGAAATCCGTTGTATTCTAGTTTCACTTGCTTTTCCGAGCCTTGAAAAAAAACTTCTGAGACTTTGCATTGTGCCAAGAGCAACCTTTGCAACAGAATTAAGTTGAATTGGAAACTTCATAGCCCTAACTCTTCTTCGGTAACAAGTTTAAAAATAAGACCATTATCTTTGCAGAAGTTCTCTGCCGCCTTCCATTTTGCCTCATTCTTTGCATATGTCTTGACTTCAGTAAGATATGTTCTTGTCTTCTTCTTCGGTGAAGGATTAGGTGGAATTGTTTGTCTCTTTGGTTTGATTTCAAGAATATAGCGTTTAACCTCTCCAGTTTGCTCTTGGAGTTTTACATACAAATCTGGGAAATATCTTCTTATCTTTTGCGTTGTTGGGTCAAAATACTTTATAATAATGGATTCACTGCTCCATTCTAGAATAGAAGGATTTGAATCGCACCATCTAAATGACCGGAGTTCGTAACTACTTCTATAGACAATATTAGTTAAATCCCCAATGTATTTTTGAGGGTTAGATGGTGTAAAGAAGTTTTGAACGTAGTTCTTTTCGGCCACTCTAAATAATATATAGCGTTTAGTGTTATTTATGCCTATCAATATAGTTAAACCTGATGTTAACTTTAAAACTATTGATAATCTTAAACTTAAACTTCTCCGACCCGCTTTAACGTCTCATTTTGCAGTAAAAATACAGCCTCCTACAAACGTAATGTCTTTTGTTGGAAGTGAGAATAGATATGAAGGTTTTAGCCAGGGAATATTGGACGATTTATCATTACTCTGCAGCGAAGCCACTCTTCCAGGAAGTTCACTATTTACAAATGAAGTAACCGGTGACTTCACCGGTACAACTGAGAAGATGGTTTATCGTAGACAATATGATGACCAATCATCATTCACATTTTATGTTGACCAAGATTACGGTATTATTGAGTTTTTAGAAGGTTGGATGAATTATATTGTAAACGAGGATAGTCAAGAAAAATATTTATCTGATAATGCTTCTTATAGGATGAATTTCAGAAATGATTATGCCGGTACAATTGCGATTTCAAAGTTTGAAAGAAATATGGGCCAGGTTATTAATACTGGTAAAAATGCCGGAACTCCATCTCTTAATGCAACGAGAATGGATTACAATTTTGTTAAGGCATATCCAATTTCTATTGATTCAATGCCTGTTTCTTATGAAGGTTCAACCGTTCTTAAGTGTATTGTGAACTTTACATATATTCGTTATGTTCGCTCAAGAATCGTCGGAAACGACACTAAATAACTCAACAACATCATTAATTGATTATGCCTTTACCTTCTTTAGTTACTCCCACTTATGAACTGATTCTTCCTTCAACTGAGAAGGCAATTAAGTTTAGACCATTTCTTGTAAAGGAAGAAAAACTTCTTCTTCTGGCTCTTGAATCTGGTGATAATAAAGAGATTACCACAGCAATTAAAACCATTCTGACCAATTGCATTCTAACAAAAGGAATCAAAGTAGAAAATCTACCAACTTTTGATATTGAGTTTCTATTCCTTAACATTCGCGCAAAGTCTGTTGGTGAGGAAGTTGAACTAACGGTGTTCTGCCCAGACGATGAAGAAACTGAAGTCAAAATCACAATTGACCTTGAAGATATTAAGGTTAAAAAGAATCCTGAACATTCAAACAAGATTAAAATCAACGATTCAATGATTCTTGAACTCAGGTATCCTTCTCTTGACCAGTTCATTAGAAACAACTTTGACCTTGAAGGTATTACTACTGAGCAATCTTTTGACCTAATTGTTGATTGTATTGATAAACTTTATGATGAAGACGAAGTTTATGCCTTCTCCGATTATACTAAACAGGAGTGGAAGGATTTTCTTGAGCAAATGAATAGTTCACTATTCAAGAGCATTGAGAAGTTCTTTGAAACTATGCCCAAACTATCTCACGAAATTGAGATTACAAATCCAAAGACTGAAGTTAAAAGCACTGTTACTCTAGAAGGGTTATCATCTTTTTTCGCATCGTAATGATGTATAATAACCTTGAGACTTATTATAAATTTATTTTTGCCCTCTGCCAGTTTGATAAATGGAGTCCTGAATTTATTGAGAATATGATTCCATATGAACGTGAGATTTATTCAACCTTATTACAAAACCATCTTCAAGAGGAAGAGGAAAAGGCCAAACAGAAATAAATAACAAATGGCACCCAGGCGTTCTAATAAAAAACCGAATAAAAAGCCTCTTCCTAACGTAAATCCACAGGTTGATGTGGATAATGATTTGTATGATAGTGATGAAGACCTAGTTGCAGATGCGATAAAATATTTAAACAATCAAAGGCGGAGCCAGCGCACCTCTTCTTCTAGTAAAACTTCCCCTCAACAGCAACCGGCGCCACAAAGACAAAGAACCGCGAGAAGGGGTGGAACTCCAAGAAGAATAACCAGAACTAATCTATCATTAGGAAACAATAACGGCAATAATTGTTGCAACTGCTGTGATGATATGTTGGGGATGCTCAACATAATTAATGAATCCGTTTCTAGGGTTTTAAATGTCCTCAAAGCTGAAAGCCTTTTAGATAAAAAAAAGACAGATGAAATAAGAAAGAACCAAGAAGACCAAGAGCGAAAAGAAAAGGAAAATCTATTAGAATCTTCGGGTAGAAAACTATCAAGAACATTCCAACAGGCTTTTGTGCCAATTAAAAGTGCAATGGATGCAATTTTTAAATTCATCCTATTCACATTGGCCGGTCGGGCTATTGGGAAGATTTTAAAGTGGTTTGCAGACCCTGCAAACGAAAAGAAAGTCAAGTCTCTTACTAGATTCCTGAAAGATTGGTGGCCTGCATTACTAGGTGCATTTGTTCTTTTTGGGACTAAATTTGGGGGAGCAATCCGTGCATCTATTGGGGCAGTTATTTCTACTGTCTTATATCTAAGAAAAATCGGTATTCCCGGTATTCTTGCCGGTTTAAAATCATTAGGTGTTAAAGGTCTTGCTTTCGGTGCATTGGCTGGTGCTGGTATTCTTGGTTACAAGATGCTCACAAAAGTAGATGAGGGAAGCAGTCAAGAATCTAGTAAAACGCCAAATAAAGGTGGAACCGCCCCTGCTTCTTCTCCAATCGCGCCCACTGGTGGGTATTCCAACGGTGGTATAGTTCGTGGCATTAATTTTTTTCTACCCGAAGAGAAGCACGTTAGCGAAATTGGTTATGCAGAAGGTGGGCATATTGATGAGGCAAGTGGTATTGCAATTACTGGAGCGGGGCCAGATACTCAACTAATTGCAGCACAACCTGGAGAGGTTGTAATGTCAAAGGCAGCCGTTGATAAATTCGGGGCTGATACATTTTTAAAAATGAATCTACAGGCCGGTTCTAGCAACCGACCAAAATTTGCAAACAATATCCAATTCGCCAAAGACGGTGGTATTGTTGGTGGAATTATGAGCGGCATTAAATCTGTTGGCTCAAATATGATGAAAGGTATGCCACAGTTTGGTAAACCCGCCAAGGCAATTAATTCTTTTACTCCTCCAAAAAATTCACCCAAGATGAGTGATTCAGATTTTAATGCCCTACTTGCTATCGCATCGGCTGAAGATTCAGACCCGCAAGGTAGAGCCGATGTTGCCCAATCCATCTACAATCGTCTATTTGCTGGCTCATCGGCATACGGGGTAAACTTTATGCCAACTGGCCGAAGAAATACCATAAAAGATATTATTACCGGTTCGGGTCAATATGAGCCAACGTTTAAAAACCGAAACGATTGGCTAAACATTAACGATAAAAAATCTGCTGCTCTTGCATTAGCAAATTCTAAAAACATTGATATTAGTTCAGCAATGCAAATGTTGAACGAAACCGAAAGAGCATTGAGAAATAGTCAACTCCAAATGAATGCCCAACAGCACGTTGGAGGAAGACCATCATTCTTTGGTACATCTCAACTTAAACATATGAAGGGAGATGATGCCCTTCGTTATGATATGGTTAATGGTAATAAGGTTCCAAGAAAAGATAACTTCTTCACAAATTATCCAGCAGAGAATACAAAATATCATAAAGAACGCGGAAATGTTGCGGCTCCAATTCCGTCAATGCTCTATTCGCAACCTGGAAATGAGCAATCATCTTTACCGAAAAACAATCTACAACTTGCATCTATGGTCCCATCAGTTAGGGCACCGGGGCCTAGAACCGCTGGTAACGTCACAATAACTGAACTACCACCAATTAATCTCAAAAATCAAGGCCCAAAAGGTGGCGAAAGTGCATCAACAGATGTTCCAGATTTTTCTGCAATCCCACCATATTCGGATAGATATGGTGATAATGGAACTCTTGCAACACTTGGAATTAGAGCAGGTAATATGGCATAATGGCATCATTTTCTCGTTCTTCCTTTATTCCAAAAAGTATTGCACTTAATCCAGAGTGTAAAAATGACCCTGTTGTTCTAGAACTCAAGGGCATCAACAATAATATGCGTAAAATTGATGCATATGTTGTATTAGGGATAAAGGGAAAGAGAAAACAAATAGAGGACCAAAGAAAAAAAGACACAGATTCAAAAAGAAGAGAGAAAAAACTCAGTATTGAGAAGCAAAGAAAGGTTAATCCAATTAACTTTATCAAAGAGAAACTTCCTAGAACTGGATTCTTAGATGCAATCCGCAACTTCATACTATACACTGCAATGGGGATGGCAGTTCCTTTTGCTCTAAAGAATCTTCCAAAGATACTGGGCGTTGTAAAGTTTATTATTCCAATTTATAAGGTCTTTGAAGACTTTATGGGCAATGTTTTAGGTGGTATTGTTAGTGCAGTGGATTTTGGATACAAAGTTCACGATAAAATAAGAGGCATTTTAAAGAAAGTTACTGGAGATAAGTTTGAAAAGTCATTTGAGGATTTAGAGAAAAATCTTAATACCTTTTTAAATCTTGCAGTTGTATTGGGTCTTGCCGTTGCGGGAAGTGGTGGCATTCCAATGCCAAAGGGGCCAAAAGGTAGCAAAGTCCCACTATTACGACCCGGTTCTTTAAGTAGGGTCAATGATTCTTACGCTCGGTTTATTGCAGGAGATGCAAATATTGGAGATAGGGCAAGACTTGCACGGCGCGGGTATATTGATGTTCAAGATACTCTAACAAAAGGTGGACCAAATGCCCTTTCTAAAAGAGCAGCAAGAAAAGCAGCCCCAAAAACTGGCGGGAAGTTTATTGGTAAGTTTGGAAGAGTATTTGGTAGGGTTCCAGTTGTTGGTGGTCTGATTGATTTTGCTCTTTCAATGATGATGGGGGAAAAGCCAGGTAGAGCCGCTGCAAAGGCCATTGGCGCAACTATTGGTGCAGGATTAGGCAGTTTTATTCCAGTTCCCGGAGTTGGCACGATTTTAGGTGGTATTATTGGTGATATTGTCGGCGGTGCTCTTTATGATACATTGTCTTCATTTGGAAAGCCGCAGAAACACGCAACTGGCGGTAGAGTTGGTTCAAAGTCTTA